GGACCCTCGCCACTTCCACGTTCGCCCTCGCCGAAATCCGGCTGGACATGGGCGCCCGGTTCAACGAGTCGCTTGCTCGCATCGAGGAAGTCCGCAGCGCCTACGCCGCCGCCGACACCGCGATCGCCACCCGCACGGGAACCCTGGAGGCTCAAGTCCAGACCCCCGGGTCCGGGCTGCTCGCCCGGGTGACGACGGTCGAGACCGCCAAGGTTGACGCCGCCGGCGCCGCCGCCGAGGCGACGAATGTCGTGTCCGCCTCCCTGACCAGCACCGCGTCCGGCACAATCGGCGCCGCCGTCACCACCGCGGCGAGCGCATACGTTTCTCCGCTCGGCGAAGTGAAGGCCCGGTGGGGAGTAAACCTGGACATCAACGGCCGCGTTGTCGGGAAAATCAAGCTCGACGGCTCGGGGGCCACCTCGAACCTAGACATGCAGGCGTCGGTCATCCGACTCTTCAACGGCACGACCGACGTCGAGCCGTTCCGCCTGTCCGGTGGCACGCTCTACCTCCAGAACGTGGTGGCGGAGACGATCGCCGCGAACATCTCGATCACGACCCCCACGATCGTCGGCGGGACTTTCAAGATCAACGGGGCGTCGACCATTTGCGGGACCTCGGCGGACGGGTCGGACAACGGAATCATCCGCATGAACGGCGGCGGCGGCGACGGGCAGACCCGCGGCGGCCAGATTGACGTATTGGGGAATGAATACACCACGGTGTCGGGCTTCGGCGGCTCGGTCCTCATCACCCCCGGCGATCACGCGGACGGCAGCGTGCGAATCCGGTCCCGGGATGGCGTCGAGAGAATCACCGTGCGCCCCGACGGAGACACTTGGTTCAACGGGACTCCCCGTTTCCAGTCCGGGCTCGTGTGCCAAGGATCGCTCCTTGGCGTCTCGAGTTCGGTGCTGATCGACGGGGACTTCGAAACCAGCGGGGGCCGCGTTCGCGCGTCTTCTGGCTCTCTGGCCTCCCCGGGCTTTGCGTTCACCGGCGACACCGACACAGGCATCCGCCACGTCTCCAGCGGATACATGGATTTTGTGTGCGACGGAGTCGCAAGGATGGCTCTCAAGACGACGGAAATGCACCTGGCGGTGCCACTGAGGCTCGACAACGGGTTTGTCGCCGGGACCCCGACGGCGACGGGCACCCTCACGGTCCGGGACTCGTCCGGGACCACCTACAAACTCCTCGCCACCACCTGACGAATATGCCCGAACAGCTCCCCGAATCCCCGGTATCCATTCCGGCCCTACAACGCCGCCGCGCCGAGCACGCCGCCGCGGTCGAAAGCCTGTCCCGCCAGATCGACGGCGCCGAGAAGCACCTCCGGAAGCTCCGCAACGACCTGATCGCCACCTCCGGCGCGGTGCAATGCCTCGACCAGCTCATCGCCGACGCTAAAGCGGTTCCTGCGGCCCCGGCGTGCCCTCCGCAAAACCCTCCGCTTGTCGATGAGCGCGGCGGCCCCCGCGACGAGGCGTGATCCGCTACGGCGTCGAGCTTCCGGACGAGCTCACGCCCGCACAGGTCGAGCTCTGGGCATACGCCAACGAGCACTCCCCGGCGAACGGGGGTCTCGGAAAACAGGAGCACTTGAAGCGGGCGATGATGCTGCTGTGGCCCCACCTCTATGCAGGCGAGGCGGAGCCCGGCGTGCCGCGTTGGCGCGAGGACCTGGAGCTGCTGACGTGGGCGTGGTGCAACTTCCGCATCATCTCGGTCATCGGCCACGCCTCCGCGGCCAAGACGCATACGTTCGGCCATATCGCCGCCGCGAGCTACCTCGCCGACTCGCTCAACTCGATCATCACGCTCACCTCGACCCACCTGACGGGCCTGAGAAAGCGCCTCTGGTCCGACACCGTCTCGGCGATCAAAACCGCCGACATCGGGGACGGGCTCTTCGGCGCGGCGATCTTCGACATCCGGACCCACGACATGACGATCCGCCCCGCCGGATCGAAGGAGGACAAATATGTCATCGAAGGTATCGCCACCGACCGAGGCCAAGACGCGGTCGAAAAAATCCAGGGCACGCACTCCCGCCGTCGTCGCTACGTCATTATTGACGAAGCGCAGGGCACACCTCCCGCGATCTTCGAGGCGACGTCGAATTTGATGACCGATCCGGATTTCCGGATCGTCATGCTCGCCAACCCCACCCGCCGGTTCAGCACCTTCGGCAACTGGTGCGAGCCGGATGCCGGCTGGCACACGATCGACCCCGAGGTCGACGTCCACTGGCAGACGAAGAAGGGCGGCGTCTGTATCCGACTCGACGGACTCCGCTCGGCCAACATCCGCGCAGGCCGGACGATCTTCCCGTTCCTCGTTCGCCAGGACTACCTCGACTCCGTCGCCAAAGCGTTCGGCATCGGGTCGCCGCGCTGGTGGACCTTCGTCCGCGGTTGGTTCGCCCCGGAAGGTCTCACCGGGATCGTCTACCCAGGCTCGGTCCTCCACAAGGCTGAGGCTCCGATCGTCTACCAGATGGCGCCGACAAAGTGTGCCGCGCTCGACCCAGCCTTCGAAGGCGGCGACAACTGCGCGATCGTCCACGGCGAGTTCGGCGATGCCCGCGGCTCGCGGTGGGCGTTGAATTTGACGTCGGTGGACAACGTCAAGGTCGCAGTCACCGAAACGTCCGAGCCGCTCGACTACCTCATCGCCCACGACGTGATGCGTCGGTGCAAGGAGGTCGGCGTGCTCCCGGAGAATTTCATCATGGACGTCACCGGCGCCGGCCGCGGCGTCGCCGCGATCCTGGAGAAAGAGTGGGGACCGATCCAGAAGTGCTCGTTCGGCGCAGGCGTCAGCGACCGCAAGCTCCGCAAGTCCGACGCCGAGACCAGCAAGGACCTCTTCGACCGATTCGTCTCCGAGCTCTGGTGGGCGGGCCGGGTGTGGATGGAGGAAGGCCTCGTCGGCAACGTGGGGACGCATTTCAAGGCGCTCCGGGAGCAGCTCTCCGCCCGCGAGTATGAGACGGTCAAGGACAAGAAAATTTCGATCGAGACCAAGACCGACATGAAGGCCCGGATCGGCTACTCGCCGGACGAGGCCGACGCCTTCGTCCAGTTGGTCGAGCTGCTCCGTCGCAAGGGGGCCACGGTCGGGTCGGCTCTCGCGGCAGTCGCCGGCGGCGCCCGCGACGCCGCCCACCTCAAGCACGCCGTCCGCCAGTCAGCCGCAACGAATCCAGAAAAGGAATACACGCATGGCCACGATTAACGACCTGAACACCGTGCCGCACGGCGGCTGGAGATACATTCAGCCCGAAACCGGCGCCCGATTTTCCGGCGAGTCTTTGCGCGAGATCGTCCCCCAGATCGCCGCCCACCGCGCCTACAAGGGGCTCCCCGAAGGCGACGTCTCCCTCGACGTCCAGCGCCAGCTCTGCGTCTCCCTCGGCGACGGCGTCTGCTCCGCGGAGCCGGGCGAGGAATACCGGCCGGTGAAAGACCTCACCGCGTCGATGACGACGTCGATGGCCGTCTCGTTCGGGAAATTCCTGGTAGCTCATTTTGCCGGCGGTGGTGAGCTCGTGCCGAAAGAGGAAGCGGAACGACGCGCCGCGATTTGTCGGAACTGCCCGCTCAACAAGCCGAGCAAGCTGTGCTCCTGCCACGCCGCCTACAAGGTCATCGAGTTCATGGTCCCGAACGACCGCAAGCCGGCCGGGATTTCGGTCTGCATGGCCTGCGGGTGCAGTCTCCAGGCCAAGGTCAACGTGCCCCTCCCGGTGGTTCACGCCGCGCTCCCCGAGGGCCTCGTGCTCCCGAGCTGGTGCTGGCAGCGCCCGGCAACCCCTTGAAGCGCATCACCGCCTCGGATACAACCGGAGCCTCCGATGGATTCCCCCACCGCCGCCCTCAAAGAACGCCGCATCAAAGACCCCGCGGCGGCCCGCACCCTTTGGAACCGCTTTCGGACCGACTCCGACCACCGCCGGCAGTCGTGGTCCCGGATGCAGAACCAGCTCGACGGCGCCAACCCCCTCAGCAACACGGAGCTCCAGTCACTCGGCCAGGGGTGGCGGTGCAACATCAATTTCCGCGACGCCAGCTCGGCGTTGGAGCAGGTCCTGGTGAGCTACTGGCGCCTGCTCCACGACACCACGAACCTCGCCAGCATCACGCTCCACGACGCTTCTGATCCGAACTCCGACAAGTG